GAAATCCCACCGAGACAGGCCACGGATCATCAGGCGCGAGTGAGCCTTGTCCCTCTGCGGCTAGAAGGTGGGCAATCACATCAGCGAGTGGAATTGGATCAGTCATTCAGTCTCGGGCAACCCTTGCGGAATCCCTGATTATTTTGCGCAGGACGGGCGCGAGTGTGCGGGCGGGCTCCTCGAGGAACTTTGCCTGGCCTTTTCCCTGCGGGTCCCAATAACGTCCACGCCCACCCGGGCGAGGCTGCCCTTTCAATTTCATTTCAACATTCTCATGCACAAAGATGGCGTAGTTGGCAGTGTATCCAATGTTGGCTTCCGTGCGAAAGCCGGTGCCTTTCGAGCGCATGAAGCCTGAGGCCTTCAAGTTGCCTGAATCAACCGGCACTCGCATCTGGCTCTCCCTGAGCAGGCGCAGGCCCGCGAGCTTGACGCCCCTTTCGGCCCCGGCCGCAAGCTTTCTCTCATTCCGGCGTATGTTGCCGATGATTGCTTTGACTCCCGAGACTGCAATAATCCGTGCCATATTTAAAGGTGTGCTGTGAAAAGTGTTTTATTTGGATTGTTACGCAGCGAGGGCAGCCGGTCAAACGCCTTGATGGGCAGGGCGTCTGGCTCCAGCTTCGGATCATCAGGCGTGCCGGACTCCAGTTCTCCTTCCATGAGCACATCGCCCACACTCAATTCCTGCCCAACATAGACCGTGGCTTTTGAATCAGCCTTCTCACCTTTCGCATTGTAGAACACACCAATGCGGTCCTCCCACCGGCAATTTATTTCAACCGGCATGGCGAAGATAGTCTGGCCAAAGCGGTTGATGCTGGCTTTGCGCCACCATACCGCCTTCTGCCTGAGCATTTTTCTAACCAGTGCCATCGGTCAACTCCCACATTTCTGCAAAACTGATCGGAAAGAATTCCTTCAACCGGGACGTGCCGTCGCCCACGTTGTAAATCGGCACGTTCGGATATTTGGCCTTGGCCGCGAGCGCAAGCACCTTGAAGCCCTTGGCAAATTCAATGAAGGATTTTTCAGTGGTGATATAGGGCCGGTATGTGTAATCGTGCCAGTGCCCACCACCCATGTCGTATCCCAGCAGAAATACCCGGGCCGCTCCCAGGTTCAGGGCGAGGTTGATGGCTGCGGCACCTGTCGAGAGGTTCCACGCGAGGTGGGTGCCTTCCTGCAAGCCTTTGCTCGTTCGTGTCAACTGATGCACGTATGGAATCTTCCAATGCTGCGTGGTGCTCGAAATCGAATAGACCCGCCCGCCCGCCGTGCCATACGCCTGCAACGGGAACTTTACCGCCTGCCACCACGAAGCGTCCCCGAAGATGCAAACCTTGCAGACTTCAGGCCCGAGCCGAAAGGCATCGTTGGCGCCTACGGTGTTTTTGTCCTTGAGCCGGTCCCATGCAAAACCCTTCAGCGATTCGCCCCCGCCAATGACAAACACGTCCTCGTCCAGCCATAGAGGTAAAACTTCATTCATCACAGTCCGTTCCCAGCCAGGACACCTGCACTGTTCGGACTGCGGCCCTGCCGTCGGCGATGGCGGCAAGTGTGCCTGTTGTGTCAAGCGCGATTGCCATTTGCCCGTAGTGGCTCAGGCGCAATCCCAAATCCACCTTGCTCTGATACGTCTCCTGGACGGACCCAACGCCTTCGTGCGTCGCTCGCGGATCACGCATTGCGTAGAAGTGCGCGCCGAGCCACGTCTCGATAGTTTCCAGGATTGTCTCACGGTCGGCATCGTCATCGGTGGCGGGCAGAAGCAGGTCATCCGCCTCCGCCGCCACCTGAACCCTGTCCACAAGAATGGAGGCGGCCAGGATGAATGGATCCAAATTTGTGATATTTGGATCCAACTCGATTATTTCGGCGATCAACTCGCTTGTGGTGCGTCTGGCCACGGTTTACTTCTTTTTCTTCGTGGCAACGTGTGCGGCCGGCGCACTGCGCGTGGCCTTTGTGCCCAGGCTGTCCCAGTCACTCGCGGCCTCGGCTGGCGGTGCGCCATGCTCCTCCGCCAGTTTTGATCCTGGCTGTGCGGTGCGGTTCGATCCGTCGGTCAGGACCGTCCGTCTGCCCTCAGGCCCTCCCAGCAGTTCGAACTTTTCAGGGAACAGGTTGATTAAGTCACTATTGCTCTCAACCACATCCCCCGCTTTGTAGGTACGGCCGTTCTCACGGTGCGTCCCGGCTTTCGCTTTTATTCTGAATTGCATAAACTCAACTCCTTTCAGGTTGATGGTAACACAGTTCCACCACTTACGCAGCGACAGCACCGTGGATCAATCCGTTGTTGTCGTTTATGTCGGCGCGAATCTGAGGCACCATCATGGCCATCACCTTGAAGTTTTGCACCATGCCGCCTTCGGTTTCCCACTGCAACGTGGTGATGTCCATGCCGATTGCCAGCCGGATCGTGTCCGAGGACAGTTGAAGCATGACAATTTGGAAGTCCGCGAGGTGGTCGAGGACTCGAATTTCAGAGATGCCATCAATGGCGAGGATGCGCTCCCGTAGTGTATTATCGCCCTTGGTGTCGCTGTAATCCAGGTCCAGGTATTGCGCCCAGCCCTTGCTCACATACAACACATAAGGCCCGAGTGCGTGCCGGTCGTATGCGGTCTGGCGCATCTCGAGGATTTCTTCCACGGTCGTCTGTTGAGTCCAGGCCGAAGCCTCGGGCGAGGTGAGTGTTTGCGTGCCCCGGGTCGGGAAGTTGGTCAGTCCGTAGATTGTCCCGCCACCGTAGGTGTAGGTGCCTGAGGTGCCAATCGCAAGTTTCTCCGCCTCTTCCGCGACACGCTGCCCGGCGAGCCGGACCATGGTGCTATCGAGGGGCGTTCCACTGCCACGGGAAACCAGAATCTGCCGAAGCGTGAACTGGAAGTCCTTGTGGATGATCGGCAAAGGCGTCAGGCTGAAGTCATACTCCGGCCGGTCGCCCTCACTCTTGCGAGCAGGGTCCATGCTGATCGTCGCCGGCGTGATGTCTCCGATCACCGCGGTTTCGATCATTGTCTTGGCCATGCCTCCGGGCACGGTCAATGTGAGCCCGGCGCCTCTAAGGTCGGCGATGAGGCGCAGCCGTTCCTTGGCGGCGATAACCACTTCGTCATCGATCCATTTCCATTCGTCCCGGCGCAAGGTAGCCCGGTCGTTGCCGATGAAAACGGCCTTTTCGATGGCCCTGCCTTCCTTGTTCCGAACGACCTCGCCCGTCTCTGGATCACGAACAAACTGGGCGACGTAGCACCTGCCCTTTCTGCCCACCCAAGGGCGCAGGACACTAACATCACCGTTGACGGCCAGGAGCCGCTTTGCCACTGACCCGTGGGCCTGTCCATTTAGAATAAAGTCCATAGTATCTTTTTAGTAAAAAGTTGTGGTTGATTGATTAGACGATACGGACCCTGATTCTCCGATCGGCGATTGTTTCTGCCAGCGTGCTGGATGAGGCATCCACGGCCTCGAGCGCAATGGCAACGACGGACTCTCCCGCGCTAATCGCCTGCAAGGTGCCGTCACCAGCAGAGGCGAGTTGAGCGCCGATGGCGACGTTGGCGCCCAGTTCGAGAATGGCGTAGATAACGTCTCCCGGTGCGGCGAGGATGCAAAACACCAAATCATTGTCCGCATAAGCGTCCGCGATTGTGTTGCCTTGCAAGGCATCTTCCAGCGCGAACATCTTTTCAGATGGTCCGTTTGCGGTGATGTGTGTTACCACCTCACCATTAGCATCCAACTCAAGCAGCATGCCAGGCGTGATGGCCTCGGCAGCCCGGTGCTCCTCAAAGCGGGCCGACCCGCTGTTGATGAGGTGAATCCTTTTTGGTCTTTCAGTAGGCATATTAAATGTCGTTCAATGTTGCGGTTGGTGATTACTTCTTTGCCCTTTCGAAATTCATCGCAGGCATGTTGAGGACAGGCTCTTCCTCGTCGTCGTCTGAACCTTGCGCGTTCTCTGTGACAGGCGCGAGGCCTGAGAAGTTGAACGCCGGGGCCTTGGACTTGACGAGGTTGGCGAGTTTGCGCAACTGAGGCAAACCGTATGCTGCCAGTTCCTCCTTCGTGAACTGGTTTTGTGGATTCTTCAGAATGTTGTCCACCAGTGAGGTCTTTTCATCCTCGATGGCCTTCATGTTCGTTTGCAGGGCGTCGCGAATCGCAGGTGGTGCCGCCGCCATGAACTGCTCGGCTGTGAGCGTGACCACGTTCGGTTGCTGTGTGGTTTGCTGATTCTGCACGGGCGCATTCGATGTTGCCTTCTGCGTGGTGATGCGCTTGAGCATGTCTTCCGACAACCCGTTCAATTTCTCACGGTCGGCCTCGGTCCATCCCGTTCCATTACCAATGATCCCATCCACCAGCACCTTCTTGGGATCAGGCGCAGGCTGATTGTTCTGGGTTGGTGGCGTGATGCCTTTGTGGATGATTTCCAGTTGCTTGTCGCTCATCGCCTCAAGTGTGGGCTTGTCCTTCTCAGACCAACCCGCATTTGCTGCGAGAATAGCGACAATGATTTTCGTTTTGTCCATATTTATTTCCTTGTCTTGGTCTAGGTTGCCTACAAAGGCGCCCGAGACGGTTCGGTATTCTGTTACACGACGCACTTCCTTTGGAGTTTCATCACCCAACGAAACTTCACCAGTATCGGAAGCCGTGTAACTGAGCCGAAAGAGTTTGCCATCCCATTCATAGATGAAAAAATTTGAATACACATCCGCAATCCATGGGATAGGACCGTTTTTTGCCACTGGCAGTTTTTTGTCCAGCAACGCCCGAATGGCGGCGGATGTATTGGAATGGGACATTTCATTTTCAATCGCGCCACCAAATTGCTTGCGCATCTCATCAATGAACCTTACGAATCCGTCAGGGCGTCCCTCGTTGCGCACGAAGCCCGCGCCATCCTTCAATGAGCAGGCGCCCACCTTGTCAGGCAGCAACGCGAGATGGTCCGGGCGATAATTCATTGCCAGGCCCTGGTACTTCTCGCCTTTCCATTCGCCCGGCGTGCTGTCCACATCCACGAATACGCCCGTGGAAAGTTCCATCATCTCCTGATTCTGAATCGCGGGCACGATGCGCTCATCCACAACCGCCGCCCGCTCCATATCAATCCACGCCTCACTCGTCAGCCGGCCTTTTTTAAAGGCAGTGTTCATAATGAGGCCCACCTTGCGATTGTTCAGAATCTCAGGGCGGCAGGCTGAGATGCCCTGTCCATTTCGCTCGGGATGATAAACCACAACAGGCTTGTGGTCCCAGGCCTGCGGCGTCTTGCCCAGTTCACTCTCGGAATAATAGAGCGGTCCGCCCGAACCGTTGTGAACGCCTTCCACCAGCATCACCATCGGGACCACGGTGTAGGCCCTGCCTTCTAAAGTATCCTGCCGGATTTTAACCGCGGCCAGGTTGAAGTGCAGGCCGACAATCACGTCCTTCTGGATTTTGCCGGCTTCGTTTCGGATCAATAGTGTTTTCATTTTTTCACCGAGGGCACCACTCTGGCCCAGTATGTAAGTCTAATCCAGGTCTGTGTCTAGCTTCTCTTCCACAATTAACGAAAGCGCCTGTGCTTCTTTTGTAGGCCAGGTCGCCTGCGTGCCGTCCGCCCAGGAGCCATACACCTGCACATTCCAGGTGCCGATTGGTATCTGGGTGAAGTCGTAATCAATCAGGCGATATGCCCACACGCCAACTGCCAGGTCATCCCGATGGGTCAAATCATAGGTGAGAATCCCGCTGGATTCCAAATCAATTTTCAAGATGGCGGTTTCGGGCTGATCCGCCAGAACCCTGCGCCCGTGCTTCAGATGCACCATTATTTCCCGGGCGTCGTCACCTTCCCGGACTGTCAACTCGCTGCCCTGCTTGTAAAAATTAGCGGTCAGGTCGAGGTAAACAGAACCCGCCGCATATACCACAGGGTCCGCCGTGTCCGCGTCCAACTTCTCTTCCACAATCAAAGTCAACGCATCCCTGTCCTGGGTCGGCCACGTGGCTTCAGTACCATCTGACCAGAACCCATACACCTGCACATTCCAGGTGCCGATTGGTATCAAGGTAAAATCCAAATCGATTAAGCGATAGGACCACAACCCTTCGGCGATATCCGGCACGTAGGTTAGTTCCCGAGTTTCTATACCGGACGATTCCAAATCAATCTTGAGAATAGCCCGCTCTGGTTGAGTGGCTAAAGTTCTGCGGCCGTGCTTCAACAGAATCATTATTTCTCGGGCGTCGTCCCCTTCCCGGACCGTCAACTCACTGCCCTGCTTGTAAAAATTGGCCGTCAGGTCGAGGTAAACATAACCTTCAGCATATACTTGAGCAACCACCCAACGGTCATAAATCCGATCATCAGGCCCGGTGATTAAATCCAGCCGGTGGAGTTGCCCATCCACGGCCGCCCGCACCGGGCCATTGTCCGGCAAAGCAGAAGGCGTCTGGCCAATGTCTGAATACTGCCGGTCGTCCGGGCCAGTGAACAAAAAGAAATCATAAAGTTCTCCGTCATCCGCTTCTATTGTAGCCCGCTCATCACCCGTCACATTCTGGTCAGCCACTTCGGTGATTTCACCTTCAGCGACAAAATCACCAATGCGCACCAACGGAAACTCATACCAGATTCCGTTGTCAGACTTTAGCTGGACTTTATTATCAACAACAGAGACAGCCATAACTCATTGAAAGCTGATCGTCCCTCCACCTGTGGTGATGGTGCCGGAGCCAAGAGTGACAGCGCCGCCGGGACTTCCCTCCACCGCTTCCGGAACTTCCGTGCCCATGACAAACCGCCAGCCCGCCGGAATGTTGGTCGGCGATGTGGCTGTTGGCTTGTCCGCACCAAAAGGTTTCCACGCAAGAGCGCCAAAATAAGCGGGCTTGCTGGAGTGGAAATAAGAATCCACCAAATCGGCAATGGTGAACGCGCCGGGGTCCGCAACACTGTCTGTGACGGAATCATGGTTGAGCAGCATGATCAAATCCATGCCGGCAATGGCCACATCATAATCGGCACCATACCCGATTCTATAAATCACCTTGTCCGCATTCCGGTCGTCGCTGTCCGGAAAGTCATGCATATAGATGGTGTTGTATCCATTGGTTCCGAAATTGTTCCCGACAATGTTGTGCTTGAAACACCAGACCCGTAGGTTGACACAACTTGCATCGAACAATACCGGCGTAAAGTTTGTGGAACCGTATCCCGCCACGTAATTTCTAAAAATAGTGTGGGCATGCCCGCCGCTTCCATGCGTATCGTCAGACATGGCTTTAGTCCACATCCAGTTGCCTTCGATCAAACTCCAGCTGGAAATAACCCCATGCGCGTTCCATGCCGGCGATTGCCCAGCACTATCATGCAACCCCTCACCGAAGAAATTGTAAATGGTGGCATTGCAGGCACTGCTGTAATTCTCCTGCACACCCACATGAAGGTCCACAAAGATGTTGTCCTCAATCAGATTGAAACAGGAACCGTGCGTGAGTGCAATTCCGTATCCCGCACCAGCGCCGGCATCCTGTGATTGTCGCCAGACCGTCCTGCGAAACTCACACTGATAGCCTCCATAAATGCTGATGCCCCGGAGTGCAGTATTCGACACAACGGTATCCTTCATCCAGCATTGGTAAGGGGTCTCCCATTGAAGGGAGTTTTGAGAGCCGGAGGTCCAACTGAAATGGATGCTCTCGATTCCAAAGCGCATGATGGGCACCGTGGACGATGGATCATACTCCGGCATGGACACCTCGGCATCATCAGCCGTCGTTATGGTTCCCGGCGATGGAAACTCCAGCGTGAGATTTGTGCCACTGGTCACCGCGGTCACTTTTATTTCCCATCCGTATCCCCGCCCACTGCGGAGGGGCTGGGAACCTTCAGTGGAATCCGTGACCAGCTTGGAGATGTTCGTGTTCTCCAGTTGGTCAAAGATGTAAGGATTCCCGGCTATCAGCCACGAAGGAGCGGCAGAAGCCAGAACAGCCGTGGTGTCCCCCTTGGTTAGATTCTGAAACAGGTTGACGTTCGGATTGCCACTTGAGGCTTCGTGATAGGTGGTGCGTATAAGTATCTGCCCGGACGAGTATGTGACAAAAGTTTGCGGTGCGAGGGAGGTTCCAGTCCCTCTCCAAACCACACCATGATCACGAATGCAATCCGTATCTCCGGCCCCAAAGGAAAATGCCCCCGCCCCCATTTGAACCACCTGATTGGACGGACAGGAATTGAGCGCAGCGTTGACGCTGGCTTCTGATGCACCCGCGCTGAAGTTCGTGTATATGGTCATCAACGAACTGTCTGGTATGCCTCCGGGGATACCGACCTTGCCCGCCCATGGATAAATGCGGGCGGATTGCAGCACGTCGGCCGCGAATCCGTTAACAACCAAAAGCAATAATGACAAAAAGCGAATCATTTACATTGATGAGTGGCAAGTGCCTGCTGCAAATACTCAATTCGCTCCTGGTGTTTCTGGGTGACGTTGACTTGAAATGTCAGTTCCTTCCTGGACGCCTCATACCCGGCTCGATAGGCTTCCTTCATATCTTTTTTCCCCTCGCTGAATCCGGCACTAAATCCGACTCGGCGCCCAGCACAAAAGCCGGCAACTACCAAAACGGCGACCAGCACCGACACGGCGATCCATTCCCGAAGTTCAGTCCGCATAAAGTTCATAAGTTATTTATTGATTTCCACTTTCAGTTCCGTGGTGAGATTCGTAAAGGATTCCATATAACAGGCAAACACCCTGCTCGTTCCAGCGCCCGCCCGGAGGGGGAGCAGACTTTCATGCCCTTTGCCCTCCACAAACCGCCCGGCCTTGCTGATCCCGTCCGTCCTGCCCTTGTGGAAAATCTTCACATCGGCACCCATGCCGTTCGTGCGGCTGAACGAATAGAACAGATTGGTGGCATGTTCCGGAATCTGCAAACGCACCATCAGGTTTGTGGCAGGTTTTAAATCATAACTCTCCTTGTGGATCACCTCCGCTGATTGCGCAACGACCACAAACAACAGGGCCATGGTCAGGTTCAATGGTGTCTTCATTTGAATGCCGCCATGAAGCAGACGTAACTTGAGCTTCCGGCTAAAACAGCTTCGCCGTGGTATGTTCCGGTTGCCGTTGTGATCCGATACTGTGAGTTGAAAGCGTTGATGTCGTGAACCTCGGTCCAGTCGGTTTGATGTGTAGCCGTCACACCGTTGTAATTCATCGTGAATCCAATAAGTGCCTCAACGTTGTTGTCGGTGGTGATGTTCCCAGTGATAGCTGGAGCACCAGACCCACCCAGCGTTCCAGCTCCAGGTGTTGGCTCAGGGTCATCAAATGACGTAACACCGGACAATTCATAGAATCCAACTTTCCGGAAGCCGGCGGCGTTTGCCAGCGTAACAGTCACAATATGCGTTCCCGCCGTGCAATTAATCTTATATAACATCCTCCCAAATATCTGGTCGCCCTGATCAACTGCGGTCAGTCCAGTTAGCGCGCCGTCAATGCTGCTGGCCGCGGATGCGGTCGTTACAACGTCCTCCCATGCCACGCCGATGACAATGGTGCCTCCTGCGGCGATTGTGTTGGTAACTGTGATGGTCGTGGTTGATGGTATCTCCTGATTGGATGTGTAGTCCACAAACGCGGGTGTGCCACCTCCAGGAGCCACCTGAAACGCCTTGCGGCGATGCGGCAGGTAAGGCGCTTGCGCGACGACGGTTGAACCCACAACCGCCAGCAGGAGCGCGAGACTAATTATTGTCCGATTGTGCATTAAGTTTGGTGATAATTGCCGTCCGAAGCTGCGTCATGGTTCGTTCGGTCATCGGGAAATTATTACGGTTCGTGGTGCTCTGGAACGCCGTCGTATTCGTGCGTGCGAGCTGGATTTGCGTCCGCAGGATGTTTAACTCATCCATGATCGTCTCTGCCAGCGCCTTCAATAACCGCGCATCCAAATCGAGAGCGGTGGCCGTCGCGCTAGAAAGGGCATTCGTTTTGGAAACGCGCTCACGAAACTGGAGCTTGGCTGTGAGTGCCGCAGCTTCCGCGTTTGCAATCGCAGTTAAGTCCCCGCCGGTAAGAGCCACAACAGTTCCACCGGACACCTTCCAATTCTGCGGGCCGCCACTCCCCGGTAGTGTGGGGTTTATAAGCACATTGGTTAGCCCACTAAATGACGGAGTGTCCCCGCTCGTAATTACTGCCACAACCCGGTTCGTCACACCCTGTGATTGTGGATCATAGAGCACCACCGTGGAAGCGAACAGCGTCGCCGTCGCTGTGATGGCTGAAATAATTCCTAGAACTGCCTTGCTTAGTTTTACCATACTGTTGGTTCGGTTGTGGATTCGAGGTATTGAATCATGACGCCGGTTAGCTTCACGTCGCCCGAGTGGTCGGCCTCGGCTGCGTCCTGGTCCACCTCAAACATGATTAAATCCCCGAGTGCCGGCGTTCCTCCGACCGTGATTGCCCCGGTTGCGGCTGTAACATGCAGGTCGCCCGCCGCAATAACGTCGTCGGAGACTTCCACCTCTGTGCCCCAAGTGCCATCCAGGGCATCGTCATTGCTTACAGCCCGAGCCTTAACCCCCCACACGGCCGTGTGCGTAGTCGTGGCTGACGCTGAATACCAGAACAGCTTGACCTTAACCGTGCCTCGGTCCCACTCGTCCGGCATCGCGAGCTTGAACTGAACGGCCTCCGCGGTCGTGTCATCAAACGCGAAGTAATCCATCATGATGTCATTACTGGCCAACTCTTCAGTTCCGGCCAACGCGCCCGCCGTCGTGCGGGAAATCATTGCGCCGGCATCCACCCAGATAGTCCGGTAGATTCCAGTCTGAGGTGTAACAGTAACGGCCGTGCTTCCATCTGAATCCAATGTCGCAGTGGCATCCCCAGTAAAGGTATGACCCGAAACTAGAATCGTGCCTGCGGTAGCCGGAAGCGTCACCGTGACATCCGCCGTGGAGGCAGGGCCAATCAGAGTGACTGTATTCGCACCATTGTCGCCATCCTCCTTGAATCCGATTGCGCCCGCAGTGGTCGCTCCGTTATTCACAGTCAAGCCGAGAGTACCGGTCATTGTCCAGGTGGCCACGGTCACGGAATCATCCAGCGTAGGACTTCCCCAAGTGCCGCCCAGTTCTCCGCCCGGTGTTGTGCCAACCACAATCTCGGCCGAGAGGGAACCATTTGCAGTGCCGACCAGATAATCCACATCCGTGGGCGCCCCGGTAATACTCATGGACTCAATCTTGTCCCGCACGGCATCCTTAGTCGGAACGGAGTTGTCTGCATTCCAACCAGTCGCGTCATAAGCCTCCGTAGGAACCGTAAGGTCAATGGCGAAAAAACTAATGTTGTTCATCCCGGTGCTGCTGCTCACCATTATGGTGTCCGCAGTATCATCCAAATTCAGGGTCAAATCCTCATCAGCCCCGGCACTGCGCCCTAGGAAAGTTATAGCACCATCTCCGTCATCTGAAATTCGAACCCCGGTTGCTCCAATATCCACATGAGTGGTGACAGTCGGAGTGGTGAGATTCCAACTGGTGACAGCCACACTATCCGCGAGCGTCACCGCCGTGCTTCCATCACTTTCGAATGTAGCACTCACTTCCCCACCAAGCGTGTGCCCCTGTCGAGCAACCACATTGTTTTCGATAAGTAAATTTCCGCCAGTTGCGCTGAGAGTGTTGGCTGTCGCGTGGTTAAGTTCAATGTTGCCGGTCTGCGTGAGAACACCGGTGATAGCTGCGGTGCCTAATGCGGTAAAATTGCTATGCACATTGAGATTCTGGCCAATCTCAAACGAGCCTGATCCCTGCCCATGATCAGCGGTGTAGTTAGTAGATACGATGTTGTTCGTGTTCGCAAAAGTGGTAACACCTGTGCCGATGCCTTTGATGCCTGCGAGATTGGTCAGGCTAAATGTGGCGGCGTCGATGTCGCTCGCCCACGGTGTCTGATCACCCGCACCGAGAACCAAATCATCCAGTTTTTGAGCCACCTCCTGCAAAGTATCATCCGTTGTGGCAAGATTACCGTTGAAGCCCGAAGCAACAAGGGTCAAGCCTCCTCCCGCACCTGCAAAGGTGGTTGCAGTGAGCGTGCCATTTGAAGCATTATAGAGGAGAGCACCATCCGTCTTGACTGGCAAACTACCCGTCGCGCTATCCGCTATCAGCACGAAAGAACTGGCATCCGAACCATCAATGACGGTCACGGTCCCAGCGTTGCCGGTCACGTCACCGGTGACGTTGCCTGTGATGGGCCCAGCAAAACCCGTGGCCGTCAGGACGCCCGTGGTCGCGTTATAGGACAGACCAGCATCGGTTTTAACCGCGAGGCTCCCGGTGGCGCTGTCGGCTATCAGCACGGACGAACTCGCATCCGTACTGTCCACAACAGTCACGGTGGATGCCAACGTCGATAAGTCCACTGTGATATTGTTAGGCACCTGATTGTCTATGACAGCCCCTCCGATATTCTGAAGCACCATGGCCGCTTCCAGCTCTGCCGCCACTCCGGAAGCGTTCAACTCACTTGCCGAAACACTGTCCGCACCCAAATCAGCCGCGGTTAAAGTTCCGTCCACCACCTGCCCGCTCACAATATTGGTCACATAAGCAGTGACATTCGTACCATTAACCTGCCAAACCACGTTCGTGTTGCTGTCAAAATCCGGATGGGTGATTGTGCCGCCGTCAATAAAAACATCATCCCCGCTGCCAGCCTCACCTTCTGCATCATCCCCGTCCGCGATTCCGGCCGGCACGTTCACGATTTGACTCCAATCAATCTTGCCCGTGGCCGCGTTGGGAAGCCCGCCGTTGATCACGTCATCCATTTCTGCAAGTGCCGTGTTCACTTCCGTGGCGGTCCAGTTGCTGTCCGGATCAGAAAAGTTGATTTTTGTCCCCGCTATCGCGCCTATGGACAAGGTTGGGTTGCCACTCACACCCGTTCCATTTGCCACGGTTATTTCAGAATCGCCCGTCAACGTCCGAAGCGCCCACGTGCCATCACCCGTTCGATGCAATCCCCCTGTTCCAGTCAGAGCCTCAATGGCAATCAAGTCCGGCCCCCCTCCGGTCAAACGGGAGTCATCTGCCCTTACCAACTCCGTGGAACTGGTCTCGCCGGAATCCGCCACCGGTAAATTCGCCAACGGAACCAATCCCCCCACTATTGGAGCCTTGCTCGCAAGCTCACCGGTAATGTTTGTGCCTCCCACCGTCAGGTCATTGGTGATGATCAGGGACCGAAAGTATGCGTTGGACGACACGGACAGGCCCCGAAAATCCGCATCTAAATACCAACCGGCCACACCCGTTTCCAAACGCGGGTGGACTTTATGATCGGCATCCCACTGGACGGCGGCTCCAAATAACTGAAGGCAGGAAAGCAGGAGGAGGAGAGTTGATTTCATATCAGAACAAGCCCAGGAGCCGGCAGATGACCACGATCACGATCACGATTGCAATCGCCTGGATCAGTTTCTTCCAAAAGCCATCCAGCGGCACCAGCCAGTAGACCAGAGCCAGCGCAACCAACAAGGCAAGTAGGTATCCGATCCCGCCGATCGCCAATGCTCCAAACAATGCTGCAAACATATCACTCCTTTGGTTCAGTTTCCTTGTCAGGCTCCTTTGCCGTCACTTCCTTCACTCTCTTATGGAGGAATGCAGTATTGCCTTCCTCCTTGGCCGCGGCCTGCACGGCCTCCTTGACGCGCTGATTGTCGCCCGCCCGCTCGATTCCTTTGATGAGCACCGTGGTGGCTTCGTGACTGTTCTTCGCCTGCCGGCGATTATATTCAGACCACGCTCCAAATACAGCAATCACGGCGCCGAGGATCAATTCCATCTTGTTGCCCCCGCCCGAGCTTTTTTCCTTCACTCCACTCTGGGCTATCGTGCCATCATCCTTGATGATATAAACGGTCCCGTCCGGACCCGGGATAACCTGATCTGCGGCCCAACAGGTCAGCAGGGAAAGGAACAGCACCAATATGTATTTCATAAATTCATCTGCCCGTATATACGCCCTCCGGCTTTCGCCCAATGCCGCCAATGGCCGCGTGGTTCGTGCGGGAGAAATAAAAGCCAATGACCAGAAACAAACTGGAGGAGAGGATGAACGGATATTCCTGTTCTGTTGTCTTGCCAATCCCATACCACACTCCCACGATCATGTTGGCAAGAACCACCTTCAAGGCGATGATGGCCTGCGAGTATTCCCAGATAAGGTTAATCTTGCGCTGCCCGGCCGTGGTCATGTCCTCCTGCTTGGTGGTCGTCGCAGGCAATGACGGATCATGGGCCGGTGATGGTACAACGTCAGACATAAAAAAAACTAACTTCTGACCACATAGTCAGAAGTTAGACGCCGGGCCCTGGAATGACAAGCCTTCTTAGTTGCCCTTTATGTTTTCAGACTCGTTCAACACATCTTCCGGCACTTGCGCAACGTAGGGCTTGAGGATGATGCAATGCTTGAGCAGGTGCGCGACAACACGATCCACTTCCAACTCTCCGCACTCATGCAAAAGCTTTTTCAATTCCTCAGGCTGGTAAATATTTCCCAGCCCAGTGCCAATCGCGACAAGCGACGCGCCGAGCAACTGATACTGATTCGTGAAGACCAGCCATTGCGCCTGAAGGTCGGCATATTTGTTTCCCGCCATGGCCTCATTGATGGCAAGCAGTTCGTTCCATTTCGCCTGCACTTTTTCAACCGACCAGCCCAGCCGCGCGGCGATTTGTTTGTCGGACCTGCCGGCGGCTTTCAGCTTGATAAAATAGGCGTCACTCATGAATGGGTTTTGATGTAGTCGAAAAGCACTTCAAGATTATGCACGGACGTGTCCATCTTGCTCAACACCGGCGCATGGTAGTGGTGCAGCAGGCAGAGCCAGGGCGAGCGTTCAAAAAGCTCCAGCGCCTTCCTGCGTGAGATTTCATCCCGGCAACGCCTCGCCACATTCGAGATGTCGAGTTTGCCCGGCAGTGGGTTCCTGCCCTGCTGGTGTTTCTCCAGCGCATAAATTTGCTGGTAGTCCTCCCAACCCCATCCCCTGAACCGCTCGTCACATCCTCCCAGGTCAAGGTAGTCGGATCGTCTGCAAACGAAGTTGGTGGAGTGTGGGTTGGGATGCCCGGCGCAATACATCCGACGATGCGCCATGACTTCAATGTAAGCATCGTTCGTCAGAGGCTGGGAAAGAAACTTCTCCGAAGCGTGCTGGTTGACATTGATCATGCCGCAGTTGAACCATTCCTTGTGCCCGGCTGTTTCGAGCACCTTCAAAAGCTCAGTGAAGAACCAAAGATTGGGCAGGCAGTCCACGTCCAGCTTCATGATCCATTCGGTGCTAGCGTCAACTGCACCCCGATTGTGAACATGACCAATGCTTGCTGGTCGATCATAGAATCGAAATGGATAAATTGAATTGTCAGATCGACTTAATTCAATAGGTGATTGCTCCTCACCTACAAAATAAACGAAATGTTGGACCTCCGGATGAGAACATCCTTTCATATTCTCCACCCACCGGGCAAGTTGTTCCGGACGGTCCCAATAAGGAGTGATGGTGGTCAGGGTCATCGGTTAGTTAAATTGGCCGGAATAACAACCGGATGTGCCTCCAACAGTTTCGCCACATCGTTGTGGTAAAATTTCGGAAAATGATAGAAATGCTTTTCCTTACCGTCCGGAGTGAACTGATAGCCGTGGCAGAATCGAACCTGCCAGGACCGCCACAGGGGCTTTCGAAATGCGACACCCACAACGCACTTCGGCTGCCAAATCAACATAGGTTGTTGCCGAGTGACGTAAACCAAAGTGCAAACCAGAATGCACAACCCACCCACAATCCAAAAGGGCAAAGCGTCTCTCGCTCTCCACTGCACCACTTTAAATTCCCGCATGCCTGTATTATCTCCGCCCATACAGCCGGTCCCCCCACTTCCATTTTGTCATTTTGGATTCCAGCCCAACAAATCCCTTTTCGAACATGAAAGCATTGATGTCGCCCACCAACGGACACCCGGTATAAAGCTCTTCCTCGTTCACTTCCACGTATGCGTAGTCAAAACGGGTCAGGACCTCCCCAAGACCGCGCAGCGCCATCAGTTCAGCACCCTGAAGGTCGATGTTGAGGAAGGAACCGGTCGGAAGCCACGCTTCCAGGCCCTGCTCTTTGAACAGGGTGTCCACTCGCTGTGTTATCATTTTGTGCCGGGCGATGAACGTGGTGTCCGGATGCGCTTTCGCATGCGTGCCGAATTCGAGCAGGGATGAGCTTTGCCCCTCGTTCGAAGCCTCATTGAAATCGACAATGGCGCCATCCTTGTCACTGATGCAGGCAAGCAAGGCGATGGAGTCTGGAAAGCGGGCCACGTTTCGGCGCAACTGCTCGTAAACTTTCGGAAGCGCCTCAACCCACACCACACGTTGAATACCAAGGCTCCGATAAGTCTGGGCTTCCTGGCCCAGGTTCGCGCCCAGGTGCAACGCGCCTTTGGACTTGATGCGATGGCGCCTGAACATCTCAGGGAATGAAATCAGCATACCTTTATAATAAGGATCACAAGTCCTGCCAGAAGCCAACCCACACAAAACCCCACCACGGCACCATACCACCAGTATTCTTCCTTACCATGCTTCAACCCCTGCTGGTAGGCGTCTTCCGTGTATCGTTCCAGATCGTCGGCACTCATACCTTTTTCCTGATGACTTTTTTCCTGTAAATCTTTTCGAACACATCGGCACGTTTCTCCCATGAGGCCGGACCAGCCATATGAATCGTCGGCATGCCCGCCTGCCAAATGATTCCATCGTGCCAAATCTCAGGGCAGAAACAGCCAATCTCCTGCGCGGTCGCGGCATATATGCCGTGGTAATTTGTGTGCCGGATCAGCGCATCGAAAGACCACTGCTCCCAAGGGTGGTCCCTGATCATGGTACGGATGCCGGGTTGCGTGAGAGGACATCCATTCACGCAATGATCCGCCCACTCGGTGACGTAGTTTCGAGCACCCTCACAATTGCGAATCACCAGCAGACCGTTACAGATATACTTCCACGTTTTCCAATTGTTCTGCTGATAGCCCGTCAAGAAATGTTCTGGCTTCAGTATCTTGGTCAGGTCAGCATTAAAGTCCATGAAAGCCACGTCCGCGTCCGCCCATATTACGAATTCAAATCCCTCTGCCAAAGCCCGGTCTATTTCGAACACCTTGGAAAAGGAGGGGTGCAGTTGAGACCAGGCTACTGATTGTACCCTCTCGAAAACATATCCCCACTCTACAGCATACATCGCCTGGTTGATCAGGAATCCATTTGCCTGCTCCTGAATATTCGGCGTCGCGATGGTGACGAGTTTGGTCACGGCCTCACCACCCACCACGAAGGCCAGTCTGGCTCCTTCGTTGAATTGATTGTAGCCTTTATCGTCCAGGCAAACTCCTTCACAGCTTGCTTTACGCCATAATACTGCCCGTGGAACACACCGTCCAGATAATCATGCCCGGCGAGTATGCCCCCGCTTTTCACTTTTGGATACCACAACGCGATGTCATCCCGGCATGCCTCATAGGTGTGAATGGCGTCGATATAAACAAAATCAAGTTGCCCGTCCTTGAATTCAGAGGCTGCCTGCTCTGACGTCATGCGCATGACGATACACCGGCCGTGGTAGCGCGTCGCGGCCTGGAGCATGCGTTGATAGCGTGCCTCCTGCTCCTTATTCGTGGCCTCACCGTGCCCACTGAACCCGGGCGTGTCCAGAATCTTCCATGGATCGATTTGGTAGACCATGCCCGGCAGGTTCTCCAAAAGCATGTGGCTGAAGTATCCCTCAGCCACACCAATCTCTGCCATCTCGCCCAGCAAATTCATATGCTTAAGCAGGGCGGGGAATCCGTTTCTTGATTGCAATTTCATATCACCAAAAGCGCGCTATCTGTCTTGTCGGGATGGATCGTTCCCAAACCCTCTCGCCCTTCCACTCAGGAACTTTGCCCACATACTTTACATTGATTCCCGTATCCACATAATCCTGCTTCGATCCTCCGCGAGTGCTTATCCGGCCCGGCAAGGGTCGATTATACCAGTAGAAAGGAGGCCCTTTTATTCCCACTGAATGCATTCCCAATGCACGCAGCCGGCGATCATACTCCTGGTCGTCTCCGGCATATTCCGGGTGATAGCCCCCTGTTCTCTCAATAAGTGAACGCAAATACCCCCAACATCCGTGATAGCAGAAATTAGTGTTTTTTGGATTATGCGTGGCAACCTGCACCCATTCACCTTCTACGAAATCAATGGCATACCTGGGCTGCACCCATGCTCCGCGCTCGAACGCCTCCGCCATGGACTCGAACCACCACGGCATATAGATGTCATCATCGTCCGCCTTAAGGACAGCCTCACTATCAAACGAAGCCATTGCAATCGCAGCATTGTTTTTCTCGCCCAGGCTCCGGAACCTCCTCTGGACGGACACGAGTTCCCACCGGTCACCACACTGATTCTTGTATTGCCCGCCATCATCAAGGATGATCAGTTCCCGGTTCTCATACGTCTGGTGCTCGAAACACTTGATGAGGCGCCCAAGCAACTCCGGGCGATTCAGTGTTGGGCAGAATGCGGTGATTTTCATCCCTCCTTCAGTTTTACGATTTTGAACCCTTTTGCGTGGAGGCGCTTCATCAGGATAAGGCCCCTGTCGATTTCGTCGCCTACCTCGCTGCTGCTGTCCGCTGTTTCTCGGCACGCCAATCCGATTTTGTAGCAACTCACGTTATCGGTGGATTCGATTGCTATAATCTCCTCGTCAGTTTTCATTTGCGCTTCCAGATTTGGTTCAGGGGATTTTCATGGTGCTTGCGATAGCCCCAGTGCACAAGCAGACGCTTCCATCCGTCTGAAATGTCCTTGCCGTAATTCGCCGGATCATAGTCGCGGTATTCCAGCACGATCACATCCGGGCGAAACCAATCCGGCATGCCCTCAAGAACTTCCTTTTCGTGCCCCTCGACATCAATGGAAAGCAGTTGCGTTTTCGAGAAATCAAACTCATTCCCATACATCGAAAGGATGGTGGAGAGCGTTGCTGTGCGCACAATAATACCGTCCTCCGCGTTTATCTTCCAATCATCACGCAACGAACTGACCGACCGACACACACGCAAGGTTGCAAAGCCATCTCTGTTGCTTGCAGCGACGGGGCAGAGCCGATCCTCCCTGCGCTCCAACAGCAACGCAGGCCACGCGTCGGGCAAAGGTTCGATGAGCATACCGCGCCAGCCTCGCTGATACAATCGCCAGGTGTTCGAACACTCCTTCGGATGGTTCGCGCCCACGTCAACATAGATGCCCTTACCGGGCAGAAGTTCGGCGAGGATTTTATCCTCATCGAACTGGCTGCCCTCATTCTCCACCTTCGGATATACCTTCTGCAACAAACGGCCCAGTTGCACAAGGGCCAGGCCCGCGTCAATGTATTCCTCAGCTTTGATGCTCACATTCGCTCCCATTCCTCAGGTACAACGTCCTTCGAATCAAACCCGCCCCAGCCAGGCACCAACCATAGTTTTGGCATGACCACCCGCTTGTTTGGGTTGTGATTCAGCCACGCACCCCACCATGAGAAAGTCGAGGCGGAGCAAATATGGTGCTCGCATTCCGCCATACCAATCAGGTCCTCCTCCGGAGTTTTGTTGAATGAGAAAAAACAATCACCACGATGGCCGAAAGCGCCCATGCACCAATTGATGTCATCTGAGAAGAACCGGAATTGAGAGCGGGGAAATTCCGCCATGGCCCTCTCATACCAATCCTTAGGCACCTTCGGATGTTTCTTCGGCAGGCGCAGGTAATCGCCCCGGCGCACATGCACTGAAACTGTTCCTTTGGTTGGTTCCCACGGAAAACCGAAAGCCTGAAGGATCGCCCCGCGATATTCCTTGAAATACTTTTCCGTCTGCCAGTATCCGTCCAGAATCACGTTCGAGACTCTGAGCCGGGGTGGTGGCAACTCCTGGTACGGATTCCCGCTCTCCTGAATGAGGAATTGAGGCAGGTCAGGATTGAAGTCCTCACGCACCAGGTGTTGAAGGTAAAGAGGATTACCCTGTGGGTTGTTCGTGGCGAACGGCATCGTGTAGGGCATGTCATGCTTGAGGGCATACGCGATTGCGGTTGCTGCCTGGAACAGAAAGTTGCCCATGCGCCCGTATGTGATGGGCATTACCGCACCCTCACTCGATACAATTTCCTGCAATGCTTTTTGCCTGAATACGCCTGGCGAGGAATGAATAGGGCAATTGCCATCGTGGTCGGAATCTCGCGCACAGCAGGAACCCAACTGCACCTCCATTTGCGTCTTTTGGATTTTGGTTCGTTTCACCTGCCCCTATTATCTGTCGTACCGTTGCGGCTGCCCTTCCAAAATCCTGCCAAGCTCCGGCATTTCAATTATCTTTTCAAATTGCTCGCTTATCTCTGGGTAGGAATTCTCCATGACCCACTCACGCACGGCCAGAATATGGTCACACCGCTGGCGTTTAGGTTTCTTTCCTGGTTGTGTGATTTGATTCGTGAGCATGAAAAGGCAAAACCCGGTGAACGTCGCGCATGAGCAACAGCCGTTCCAGTTCCAAGCTTTGAGGTCAACCCGGTATCCGTCACAAGTATAGATGCCTGATCCAAATGGCTTGATTTCGAAACTCACAGGTTCTCAGGTGGCGGAATAGTAACCACATCCACATCCTTCAAAATCCACTCGGCATTATCCGGAACCACCTCCCACTCCACTATCGGGGTTGCAAAAAAGTTGTGCCCGTGTCAAAACTGTTCGTATAAGTCCGGAGCACCTCATTGATTTTCTCCTCCATGCGCATGATGAACACGGCGTTGTTGCTCGCGGGAATCGCCAGCGCCCAGAAATTGGAATCCAACATTTTCGCCTGCTCGAAAAGATTTGAGATGACCACTTCCTTGGACTCAACAATGCGGACAAGCTCCTCGCATTGCGCCGAGGATCGTTTCGCGAGTGTTCTCCAAATCGCCCGGGAATACATCGCCTCGGCCGCGAACATGATCAAGAGGGCAATCAGAAGATTGTAACGATAATCTCTCATTGTCGCCCCCGGATATACCAGGTCCAGGAACCCTCAACTTGATGAATGGTTACTCTGTTTTCCAGTTCAGCGAATCGATCACCCAACACCGCCCGCGCCCGCGCCCTCTCACGCAAACAAACCCAAGCAGAGGGCACTTGAGGTGGCGGCAGCGGTGCAAATAATTCTTTCAACAGTTTTAACATAAGTGCCTTTATTATCTCTTTTTCTTCCTTGGGTCAGGGATCGAAGGTATCCACGAGCATCTGCACCGGGGATGCAAGGGGATCAGGCCTTGCGCCTGCTTGAGCGTGAAGGTTTTTCCTTCCAGAGCCGCGCAGCGGGGGCAGACACGATCATCCCCCGCGGTGGACCACTCGGCCTTGACGCCGAGTTTGCCAATGCCTAAATCCTTGAACGAATCAAGCTGGCCTTGTGCATGAGCAGCGATTGTTTCAGTCTGGGCGATCAATAGGGCGCGTTTGCGAGTCAAACCCCCTATTGTGTCGCTCATCTCCTTTGCCATCTGCCTGGGACCTTTTCCGTCCACAATGCCCTGTGCGAGGATACGGTTCATCTGTGTGGCCATCTCACTGGTGACCCCTCGCAAATCCTCGAAGGCGCGGGTGGCCATTAGTTGCATTTTCGCCAGGGTCTCCGGCTGGTTGAATGACGAGCGCAGGAACGCATCCCGTGCCTTGTCGAAAGCGGGGCCACCTGCCACAGCGTTTGCTTTCTGCGCGGCAATGAATGCATTCGTGCGCCCCTTGCGGTAGGCGCTTTCGATGTATTTGTAGGTCCAGGGTTTGGCGGGATCGAATCCATCCTTTGCCGAGAGTACCTTCGCATCAATCGCAGTCTGCAACCACTCACGAAAGGCCTTCACCTTGTCCGGGTTCGTTCTGAACTTAAACTGGCGGGGCTGCACATGCACCGTTAATTCTCCCAATCGTCCCTCACCTGGCACAATAGTAGCCTCCAGGCCAGTGAACACCACAGACTTATCAGCCAGGCCCAGAGCATCCAGCGTCACCATGAATTCCCACACGGCTTTGCGAAGCTCCGTCATCCTGCGCAGCATCTCCGCACGAAATTGCCGGCGAATCAATTGGGTGTGGGTGGGATCAACCTGGATCGAATTGAACCGCGCAGCATTGTGGACACAAAGGCTCACTTGCGCCTCCAGAAAAAAGTTTTGATGCGCTCGCCATCGATCACCAGGTCCTCGCCTTGTCTCCGTTCCAAGACGCCATCACGCACCATCCGGGCCATGAAAACATAGAAGCGCCCGGAGCCGATATTCTCATTACACCTTGTGTTGATTCGCTCTCGAATCAAGTAACCATCAACCCACTCCTCTCCCGCATCGAAAACAGAAAGGCAGTATTTGGTAAAAGTTGCGTAGGTCCAAATCATGGGATGAGATTTCGCAGAAACCTGTTGGCCACGCAATCAATCACAAGGTGAATGCGCTCCGTCTCACCGCCATTCAAGGCACGGTGGGGCTTGCGAATGTCGAGATACCACGCCTTGCCTTTCTCCATGTGCGCTTCTTTTTTCTGCCCTGCGTAATTCCAAATTGTGAATTTCACATCAGGGTTGGTGACGATGGGAATATGCACGCGCATGAGCCTGCCATCTTCCACGCCCAGGTCAGGGTCAGTCTGGTCGGTATGCCTCGTCAGTTCCCCGCCCCCGGGCGCGAGCCTCATAAAACGAATACGCTCGAATTCGCCATCGCCCAGAATGGCAAGGATGTTGTCCACCTCAAGAAACTTATCCATCAGTTCAGTGTCCTGCACCTTGAAAGTCTGGCCCTTGTGTTTTTCGTGCCAGGCCTTGTTCATCTCCTGCGGCTTCTCGATTTTGCCTGGGTCGGCAAAGAATCCGCGCAGCGAAAGCGCCGACCACGTTTTGTTTTTGTTGTTGTTCGAATAGTGATTGGTGAAATCCAAATCGTATTCTGCCAGGCGCAAGGCGATGTCCTCTACCTCGGCATTCAAGCCCGGTGTGCGCAGATATGAAAGTGTCACCTTCTCAGCATCACGCACCTCCGGGTGGTCACGCTCGCCACGAAAGTAAATACCATACACTTCGGCAGTTGAGCGAATCTTGACGCCCACCTTTTTGAAGCCGGCTTCCCCTGCCATAGCTTTTTGCAGTGGGCACTCCTCCCAGATATAAAGCCAGATGTTTTGCGCGGCCAGGCCATTCAGGTAGCGGACCGCCCGCCCAATATCCGCCCCTCCCTCCTTCGGGAGCGAAACCGCATTGATGACCAAATCACCCTTTTCCTTGTGCCCGATTACCACATCGTAAAACATCACGATTTTGCTGGCGGTGGTGACGTGCTTCAAATCAAGATAGCAATCCCCACCCGCGTGGTCCATTCTGCCCTCATCCAGTGCCTGGGCTACCTTGGGGCCATGGTATTCAGTGAAGGGCGAAAACGAAAACGTGTTGTAATGTTCGAAGCACTTTTGAATTTCTTCGATTTCCTCAAGCGGGATTCCTCGCTGCCAGTTTTTCATTCTGGATTTTATTATCTCCCGTTCGCGGGCTTCGGTGCAAACGTCTGCTTGGCTTTCGCAGTCGCTTCAATCTTCGCCATCTCCATCTCAGCTTCGGCCTCGGGATCAGTCTCAAGCATATTGCCTGCCTCTTCCAAATCAGCCATGATGGCATCCGCTTCCTCCGTGGTGAACTTCAGCACCAGCGTCAGGAAATGATTGAGGCCCACCACCTGGTCCCCGCCCGCCGTGATGTATTGCGTGATGGCCGCGGTAATCTTGGCGGAAACTTCAGCCTTCTCCATGTCGGATGGTGTGTTCAGGTCCGGCCAGTGGATCATGTATTTCGGGCGCTGAAAGAGGGTGGCTTCCCCAGCGGTCGTGCCGGCCGATGAAACACTGTCGGCCGGAGAGGGAAGCACACCCAAAGCAATCAGCCGGTCCACAAAGGGCCGGATCACTTTTGCATTCACGTATTTGTTGCGCCTGCGGTTCATGCGCTTGTTCCACGCCACCATGTCCTGGCCGGACGCGAGCTGTCCTACCTCTGCTCCTTTGAGCACACGCAACGGACACGCGAGAGTTATCGCAATGAGCAGCAATTGCACCTCAACCGAGGGAGTAGGGTCAGAGATACCCGGCGCGAGCGAAGAAACTTTCGCGCCCTGTGTGGCGATGTACCGTTGCAGTTGCTGCTCGTAAAGGAAAAACTGCTCCTTCAGCGATTCAAAATCGACCTGGACCGGAACGCCCGCCGCATCCGAGAATGGAATTTCCACACCGAGGCCCTGCCATGCACCCTTCCAGAACATCTCGCCGCTGCCCCCGGCAACTTTTTTCAAGTCAAGATAGCGGTTGTAGACCACCTCCAGGCGAGGCAGGCCGAACACATCCGAGTTGGCGCGGTTGTCTGCCAAATGAATGATGCGCGTCCAATGCACGTCTTTGGCGTCAAGCAGTGTAGTCGTACCGGGCGCGGTGTCCGGGGAGGTAATGGCCGTGGGCATAATGCTGGCAAAGCCTGAACTGATTTTTTCCGAGCCGAACTGGATCGTGTAAATGGTGGGCTGGCCAAAGCGGGGATGCGTCTGCCTCGTTTCGTATGCCTTCACGGCCACGAATGTCTCATCAAAGGCGCGTAGGTAGAGCAGGCGCCGGGTTGCATCGCCCACAGGATTGCCCAGTTCATCCAGGCCGATCACCGGCTTGTTCAATTCCTTCTCGTCATCCAGGCCCAACAAAATGACACCGAACCTGCCCACACCGCTCAGGATGTCGGCGCGTTGCAACAGTTCATACACGCTGAAAACTTCCTCAAGGTCCTTCCATGCCTTCTCAAATTCAGTTTCCTCCTCATCCTCTGTCTCGAATACTTCAGGGTCCTCACTCCAGCATTCCTCAGGGTACAAACGGATGATGCGTTGCCCGATGTCGCCGCGCAGGAACGCATTCTTGAAATCGTCCAGCGAGATGGTGCCTGGATGGCCGCATTCCTTTTCCACGTCCTTGGGACATCCGCCCAGCAGGCCCTGGAACCATTGCAGGCGCGAAGTGACGGTATTGGAGATTTGTTGCAACAGGTTCGGCCGGTTGGGTGAAGCTTTATTTTTCATTGCGATGGCGGGCGTTTTTGGAACTTCTGCTGGTAGAAATTTGTCATTTGGCCTCGGTAGATATCCTCCGCGCTGGGAAGCGGGGCGGGCCTGACGGGCACAAACCCGCCCCGCTTGTTCACTTCGCCTGGAGGAAGAGGAGGCGCGGGCGCCCTGGCGGATCGAGCCGATTGGGAGCGTCCAACCGCCAAAGGCAAATTATCCCGCACCTCGTTTTCGTCCAGCACTGTGACGACATGCGCAGAAGGCGGGCGCGAAACGGGCGCCCAGCGAATCGTGTAAAGTTTTACGGCGCTCTGACTGCCATCAACCCATACCGATGCCAAGCCCAGCACCAGCCTGCCTGAAGGGAGCGCCGTAAAGTTTGAAGCGAACAGGATCAGGTTGGTGGTGGTGAACGTATGCAGGACGTTCGTGCCACGCGCCACCTCCACAACGAAGTGCAGGAAGTCTGTCCGCCCGGAATCGTGCGTGAGGACCACCGCGGTGCGCGGCGTGAGCGTGCCAAGGTCCTCGGGCTCCGTGTCGTCCATCGCCACCAGTGCCGCAATGAACGCAAGCACAGCGAGAATGCAGATGGACTTTATCACTCCTGCGAACTTAGACGGTTTGACTAGGTAATGCAATGCTTACGCTCGCGAGCGCAGGTCAGCCTCCTCCAGAGATAAAGGATTTTTTGCCAGCTTTTCCCATTCGTCCTCATCGTCCACTGGCGCCGGCACGTATTGTTTCATCGCAGCAACCTCCTTACGTCTGCGGGCGATCATCAACAGGATCAAATACCCAAGCAGGTCCCTGGCCACGTCCTCACCCATGGAATCGACATCCCCGCGCATGTTAATCAGGCGGGAAAGTTTGTCATCGATGCGCACCTTGATTTGTTCGAGAGGATCGGCACGCGAGAAAATGCGCCTTGGGCTCAGGGCTGAATCACCATACGCACGATTTTTTTCGATTAGCATTTGCGCGAGCGCGTTGCACTCTTCCTTGATTTCCTTTTCGGTTTGGTTGATTTGGTTTTCTTTGTTTTCGTCCATAAAATAGTCTCGAAATTGTTGTGATTTGAAATCGTATTTCTTCATACCTTTTGGCGCCTGTGTCTTTCGAAAAGCCTCTAAAAATTGTTGCAGGTGTGCGTTGTCTCGAAAATAGAAAACGGCCACGCCCGCTTCCTGCTGTTCGATGGCCGCGTCCTCCAACGCCTGTTGAAGTTCAAAACATTTTCTCTGCCACTCGGTCATACCTTCTCAACAATTCGAATTTTCAAAAGACCACTCTGTTCCATCATCCGGGCACTTATGGAATTCCTCCCAATCCAAAGGCGTTCCTCCGAATTCCATAGCCTTGCCATAATTGTATTCAGCGCAGCCACGGCGGATCAAAGTCACACCGTCATCCGCCCACCTTCCACAAGTGGGACATTGATACGGAGTGAATTCCTTCTCTTGGGTGCTAGACTTTGCCATATTTCGGAATCCAGTAACCCTCCTCCGTCTGGCTGAAGTCACCCAACAGCATCGGCTCGGACTCAACCATCATCTTGCCGATGCGGGAGAACACGTGCAGGATTTCCTCCTCGGCCGCACTGCTCGCACGAAGGGCGAGGACATGCCTCAGCGCCCGCATGTTCAACGTCCACACACCACCCGTGGCCACACCCATCGGGATGATGCGCCGGATCATCGAAGTGATTTCCTTCTTGCCCTTGAATTTCGAATCAGGCGCCAGTTCCTCCTTCCAAATCTCTTGCAACCGGGCATAATTTTCCTCCGTCTGCGCATAGTGATGTTCAAACACATTTTGAGTCCGCATTTTTTTGTGAGCCATACCCACAACCGAGGAAGGATCAGGAGAAGTTCCAATCCAGTTTTTCAAAGCCTCTTCCTCCTTCTCCGTCAACCGGATCGAAGTTGGCAACCAACAGGGAATGTCCCGATAGCGGATATACCGCATGGAGCCCTCCGAAATACCCACACCCGCGCGGTGCCGGTTCATCTCGCCTGTGAAAACTCTCGACACGCCTTCGATGGCGAACGTGAACACGGCATGTTCCAGAACCGACCCGTGCCCGCTCTTGAGAATGTTGTCCAGATAGAGAGTGAAATCCTTGCGCACTTTCTCCACATTGGGATTGAGGCCGGGCTCGAATGCCATATAGCAACGTTTGGCCGCGAGTGCGATGAGCAAGGCAGGATCGGTGATTTCACCATCAACCACCATCCGCTCAACCTCCTTCAAACATGCGTCTGCCTGAAGATAAGTGAGCCACTTCTTGACGCCCTCTTCCTGCACCTGGGTTTTTGCCAAAAGGAAAATCTCAATTTCGACATTTCTCATTTGAATCTATTATCTATGTAGATGGTTGAACAGCCTGCGGCAAAGATACGAGCGCACCACCGAGATGATCGTGAAAATCAGGGTGAGGCACGTGGCCTGGCTGCGCGAGACAGGAAACCCGAACAGAGGCAGGATATGAAAATTTGCCAGCCATGCCACCACGAAGGCGATGGCATGGTTGGCAAAAAATCTCAACAGCGGACTGCCAGCGCGTCTGCATTTAAAAAAACAGGACCGGGTCAGGCTCGGGTAACTTATGCAAATAACCCCTCGCCGGTTTCTTGGACCCGGTCCTGCAAAGTATTACAGCACCAGGATCCGAATAGTGGTCAACTCGGCCTGCGCCATCAGCGTGGACCACTGCCTCCCGCTCTTGTAGGAGAAGGTGACCACCCGCTGCTCCGGAGGAACCCCTTCGGCAGCCGCGTCGCTGATTTGTTCGATTTCGTTCAGGTCAATCTGCTCGCCGCTTGTGTTTGTCTTGATTCTATACCATCTTTTCATTTTATTCCTTTGTTACGTTTACAATCCTGCTCTCGGGAGCGCCGTCAGTCTCGCCCAGCACATCCAGCAGGGCCAGCGGACTGTTCGTGGTCTTGCCATAGGACACGAACATGGTGCGGTTGGTCTGCACCGTGCCCACCTGCTTCACCCTGACGACATTCGAGCGCACCACGGCGAGTTGCTTCGTGGTGACCCAGTTCGTAATGAGATTGGTCTGAATCGACAGGTGCAGTTGATTGGTCACGCCCGGGATATACCACACGATTTTGACAGGCCCCTCAACATCCACACTGGTGGCTGGACCAATTTGATTCGTGCCGGCCTCTGCCCTTACGGCAGAATTTGTGTCGTAAACAATCTGCGCCCCATTGGCCTTGGCCAGGAAGAAAAGGAACGCAAACACAATCCAAAAAAGCAACCCGAGGCCCAAAGGGATGAGCACTCCCGAAAAAGATAAACGCAGCTTCATTTGAGAGTATTATCTGATTTCTACCGGGCAATGGTTTTGTTCAGCGCATCAACGCGGGAGGGCACCATGCCCAGCCCGAGCAGAACGCCGTCATGCAACGCAAGCACAATCGGGCGCATGTTCTCCACATTCAGATTGACCGGATCACCTCCAAACTCGATCAACAGCAAGGTGCCCGCCGTGATGATGATTTTCGCATCGTCCGACTTCAATTCCTTGATTGGGAAGCGATTGACGATTGCCAAGACCGTGGCAAAATCGATCACCGGCTGCCCGGCGATGAACGCAAGCTCCCGGCGCGCCTCCTCGAACTGCGGCTTCCATTCCGGGTGCTCCGCCAAGGCATAAGACGTGCCGGTGTATGCAGCGATTTTCACGGCCGCAATGAGTTTTCGGTTGTCGCCGTCAGGTGCGGTTTGACAAGCGGTGAATATGGCCAAGGAGCAAACCAAGGCCACGATGTTCAGGTATTTTTTCATAAATCTTTCAATTTCTTCTTTCCGCATTTGGTGCACTCCCACCACTGCTCTGTGCGCTTAGAATGCAGATTCAATATTTGTCATATCCTTTCCACACGTGCCAGCAAAACAGTTGCCTCCATTTACTCATAAAGAAAATGCCGTCCCGAGTCTGCAAGACGTGGGGCATCCAACTTTACAAGCGGGACCATAACCACCGATGTTATCTCGGAAACGGCACAAATTCATTTTCCATCCCAATCTAATATGCCAAGTCTTTTATCCTCAGCCCACTGCTCGCCCGGAGACATGCTATGGTATGTTGAGGATCGTCCCTTGAGAATCTCAGCCGGTGTCAACGCTTGATTCGTAACCAGCTTGGACTCCTCCTTGGGCACTTTGACAAGTTCGCCCAGCAAAGCGTAACCAGCCAACTGCCGGATCACTTTTGCAATTTGGAACATCTCAGCCTCAGTAACCCGGGTCCGTGTCTCCAACATCGAAATAGCTTGTTCAGGTGTCATTCCCATTCAGTTCAGGCTTGCGAAAGATGAGCGCATACTCATGCCTCTTTGGCAAAATTCTCTGCTCCAGAACCTGATTCATGAAATTCTGCCTGATCGATCCACCAAAATCAACGATGGCAATATCATGCTGGTAAAAGCCCGCGGCGCGCAAGGTGCGAGCCGTGTGCTCATGGTACGAATAAAAGCGCCCATTCTTTCGAAAATCATTGACGCACCACACGCAGAATGATCCTGGGCGAAGCACGCGAAAGTTTTCCTTCATCACATCATACAGCCCGTCCAGAAATTCACCGTATGACTTGCCCAGGCCAAGCTGCCCGGCTTCGTCCCCGTAGTATTCGATGTCCCAATAGGGCGGGCTGGTGATAGTGAAGTCCGCGCACTCGTCCTCCACTGGCACGTTGCGGCTGTCCGTTTCGTGCAATGTGATGGTGCGGGGATTCGAGAACAACGCATGGTTCGACTGGTACAGCATACGCTTTGCCAGTGCTCGATTCATCTCCATGAATTCTGCTGAGATGTCGCAACCAATATAATTGCGCCCATTGCGATAGCAAAGCTCCATGCGCGAGTTATGCCCGGCGAATGGATCGAACACCGTGTTGCCCTCGTCTGTGAGGAACAGGAGCAAGGTGCGCCCGATGTTCTGTGGGAATCGCGAGAGTGTGCCGCCCTTGCCCCTCTGCATCTTGCCTGATGCGCCGAAAGCCTTTGCCCGCCACGCGAGGGTGCGCCCGTTCTCGTCACCCACCCATTTCTCACCTTCACGGTAGGCGCGCTCGCCCGCAATCATAAGGTCCGTGGCCTTCTTATGCTTGGCATGGCGCATGATCGAATCGGGAATCGTGCCATCAAATACGGCAAGATTGCGCTTTCGATCATCGCGGGACTTCTTTAAATCTTCAGGTGTCTTGGGCATTTCTGGTAATATTATCTCAAATGGTAGCACAATTTCCAGTATGGGAATGGCCACATATTTTACACTCAGGAGGATTCACTTCCTGGTCCAATTTATCTATATGTCTGGCCAATCTCTGATAGCAAACGGGCCACTTGTTAAAAGGCGCCTGCATATTCAAGTATCTTCTGATTATCCGGATTCCAGCAACAGGTTCCATGCCTCTATTATCTGTGCGCCGTCGCGAGCATCTGCCGAATTCCACCAGCAATTCTTGGCGCACGGAAAAGATGATTGTAGGCATCTGAGCCAGCGTCAACCTGGTCCTTCCACCGGCCGAAGGGAAAGAATCGATACTCCTCGAGGAAGTCCTTGGTCCAGTCCGCATCAATCACGTGAACGTGGTTCTGGATACCCATGGCCGAGGCGAAGGGTTGCGCCCGCGCCTCCTTCGGGCCTGTAGGATGATACGCAAGCACACTATACCCGCCCAGGTTTCGCACCGTATTTTCGCCTGATTCCTTGCCACCTGAGCCGGGCTCGATTTCAACACGAATCACAACATATTGATCCTCGCCGTGCAAGGCCGTGATGATCCCGAACTTGCCCGCGGCATCAAAGGCCGCGGTGTGCAGGATCATCGCCTCGCGTTCCTGCGCGCCCCACTGGCCGCGGCACACATCCAGCACCCACGGATGGCCCAGCGCATCCACGCCCATGAGCACACCCGCGGACCATGCGCCCTCGTCGGGCGTGCCCGCCTTGTCCCAGGATCGGCACAGGCGCACCATGCGCGGGGGCGGGCCCTTGTGAATCTTCACGAAGCCGGTCTTGAACATGCCGCCTCCCAATGGAATGGGCGTCTGCAATATCTGCGAAGCAAAGCCGTACTCGCCCAGCATGCTCTTGATTTCGGGGAACAATTTGCGTGGCAATCGGATGGGATCAAACAGCCCATCCACGTAATACTCCCTCAGTTCAACCGGCTTCACGTCCTCGGTCAACTCGCCTGGGATGCAGATGTGTTTGACCCTGTCTCCTTTCGATTTGTGCAGCATCTCGCCGGTCGGGTCGGCCTGGTGCAGGCGTTGCATCACCAGAATCAATGGCGTGATGTCCTTGGACACCTTGCGCATGGGCAGCGTGGACTCCATCCACCGGTTCACCATTTTCAAATCCAGTTCTGAAAATGATTCCTCGGGATTGAGTGGATCATCGATCAATTGAAAGTGGCCATGGTATCCCGTCACTGCGCCGCGCACACCGGTTGAGAAGCGCCAGCCTCGCCTGGTGTTTTTGAACAGGCTTTTTGATTTCTCATCCTGCCTCAGTTCGATCAGGCCTGGGAAGCACTCCTGATACTTTTCCGAATTCACAATGTCCCGCATGAAGAGGGCATTGGTCAGGGACAATTGCTTGGCATACGATGCGCACACGAATTGAGCCTGGGGCATGCGCGTCCACACCCAGGCGGGAAACATCTGCGAGACAATGGTGGACTTGGTTGAGCCTGGTGGTACGTTGATGATTAAATCATATAGCTTGGGCAGGCCCCGGAACACCCGCTCGGCCACTATCTGCATTTCATCGCAGATGTATTTGACATGCCAGTTCCACACCGGAGTTTCATCAATGATGGTGGGCCAGAATTCCTTGACGAAGTGAAAGAAGGATTGCCGGCAGATGGAAGCGATGAGTGGGGCTTCCCTGATACGTACCTGAGGCGCGGTGCGCGAGGGTGATTCGAATTCACTCAGCATGGGCCGGGAACATAATCTGCCCGAGCGGCCCGGGTCAACTGCTCACTTACCGCCGCTGAGGGCGTTTGTAAGCGCAGTTTACCTATCTAAATTGTTGCGCAGTCTCCGGAATGACAGGAACCACATATCTTGCACTCTGGTGGATGAAGTTGGAGATTCAACCGTTCCACCTCCGCCAGCGCGGTGTCGCGCTCCGTGGTCAGCCGCTCGCATAGCACTGACATCTCCTCGTCTCCCGCGTCTCCAACTGCTTTATCGATGACGGACATTGCTTTTTCTTTTAGAGCCAGTTCCGCCTTGAGTTGTTCTACCTGCTTGAGTCTAAATTCGGCCCGACCGGTTTGAATAATTACCTCGTCACTGACCCGACTTATGTCGATACGCCAAACAAGTGCGGTTTGGTCTGGAACGCCCTTCTGCTGGATGTTCAATCCTGACTTTAATCGAACAAATGATTCTTCAAACCCATCACGTTTTTCCATCTTCAATGGGTCTTGACCAATGCAAGGAAAGCCATTTCTCAACTCCGCATTCTCAGCACGGAGGCTGGATAAACCGCAATGCGCAGTAGCAAGGCTTTTATTTAAAAGCTGATTGGCTTCGGTTTTCGCCGCCAGCTCTGTGCGGAGGGTTTCATATTGCGCCTGTGCATTTGCCCGCGACTTCGTGCCATCGACTACAAGTTCCTTCAATCCCGCCAACTCCTCTCGCGACTCGGCTAACTGCCCATGCAGTGCAGCATTCTCAGCGCGGAGGGTCTCGACTATTGCGCTAAGATGGCCCCGTCGATCCTTGAGCATCCGATTCTCCCCTCTAATGCGCTCCCGGAACTCATCAGATCTCCTGCGCAGTTCCTGTTCCCGGGCCAGCTCGGCACGGAGTGTTCCAACGATAGATTGGTATTCTTGCGTGGTCATTTCTTTTTGCTCTCGCTTTCACTCACACTTCAATTATCTCCCCATTTGCGGCGGGCAGTTGCTTTTGTTCCTTGCGATTGCGCATGGCTTCCAGCACCTGCACTTTTATTTCAAGGGGCAGGTCAAGCTCGTCCAGGTTGATGCCTGTTTCCACTTTCGCATTCATGTCCACTGCGACACGATCACCATAGCCCCGGTCGGCATTCACTGTTTTATTCGCATGCAGGACCACCTGGGGAACGCGCATTGCAACAAGGTCAATCAATGCATTCTCAAAGAAGTTTTTCTTGTGCCAGCCAATCTCTTCAATGAGCAGGCGAAACTCGGGATCGGCAGACCATTTCTGGAAAACGGTATACGAGGTGCCCACCGTGCGCAGGGCCTCTGAGATGTTGTAATTCGACATGACCAGGGCATGCACAAATAATTCCTGGCGCATATGGGTAGTTTGGTTGGCGAGGATTTTATTAACTGCCTGCGGCCCATTCGTATTTCCTTCCCAAAACTGGATTTCATCCCACACCTTCTGCGCCTCGGGCGTGAGGGACCGGAACACATAATCACGGAAGGTTTGTGGCTTCTGGTTTTTCCATTCCATGGCCATCTCCTTTGCCAGGCGGAGTTGGGCGTGCCGGCCTATTTGATTGTTCAAATTCGCCGGAGACATGTCGAGGATGCGGGCGGCTTCCGCGTAATCTGCGCCATGAATAAATGCGCCGTGCACCTTCAGGATGAATTCCAGGGGCAGTTCTTTTTTCTTATACGTTCTAGGCACAAGTCTATTCTATCTTGTTTTGGCAGGATTTCTATTCGTCATGTTGACACCAGCACCGGGGATTCAATGCGCCACAATACACGCAGATTCTTGATTTCAATTCACTCAGGAATTTCTCCCGCTGGCTGGGCGTGAATCCTTCGATGCACTTTACCAGGGCGGCGATGGCCTCATCCTCAGCCTGTTGCAATGCACTCATATCAAATTCCCATCACGTTCCAGAACAGGGTTGATTTAGTTATCGGCTGGGCGATCATCTTCTCCCAGGCCTTCAGGTCGTAATTGGGACAGCACGGGAACGGCGCAATCGCCTTGGAGGTTTTCGTGAGATGAACGCCTGAATCGATCAGGCGCACATTCGGGGGAAACTGTTTCGATTCCTTCAGGGCCTTGAGGCCCGTGGACACGCCGGTGACCTGCGAATCTGGGAAGGCCTTGCCCAGGCACATGGCGAGCATGCCGGAGCCCGCAGCACACCAAATGAATTCGGGACTGCCGATTTTCTTTTTCACTTCGGCCATGGCCCTGATGTAGAGGCGCTCGGCCTCGGGCGTGTGGAAGCCCATGTCGAGGAAAAAGGATTTGGTGCGATGGGCATACTTGCGGGCGTCGGATGAGACGTGAGACATGTACCCGAACGGGTGCACCCATTTAATCTTTGTGCCGTCGGCTTTCACCATCCGCTGCCGGATGTGCAGGTCAGTTCGTTTCGCGTAGAATATGATGGCCTTTTTGCCAAGCTGTTTGCACGTCAGGGACAGGGCTACGGCGGCCCCGCCGCAGAAAGGCGACGCATACACGATCCGCTCCTCCGGTATCGCCTTGAGCACCTGGGGAAGGAATCTCATCTTTGAGCCGCCCGCAATCAGGTCATCCCGCACGACAGTGACGGGCCCATGTGTTTCAATGACTGGCTTTGGTATTCTCATTTTGCTTTAGAATGAATTCAATCGTTTTGATTCGCTGCTCAAGCCGGGCGCACTCTTTTGCATCCAGTCCCGCCGAGGCGTGAAAGTGCTGGCGGTGCAGTTCCGCCAGCCTTATCTCCAGTTCCTCTCTGATCAGTTCAATCATTTGATTTTGGAGCGCATCTCCTTCAACTGTTCTTTCGTCAGTTGAGGGATGGCAAACTTGTCGCGAGTGAACTGGCCATCGCCCGCTTTCGCGTCTGCAATCTTCGCGGCGATCGTGCCGTTGCTCACAACGATGCCCACGGCGCGCCAGTAGTCCCTCGCTTCGTCGCGTGTCCAGCCGTTCGCACCCATGGCGCGGATAATAGCGGAAACCGAGTGTCCAAGATGCTCACCCAGACCCCTCACTTTGGGCTCAGGATCGTTTATGAGCGGCTTTCCCTCTGTAGGTGCGTCTTTGTGCTGGAAACGGTTCAGGTAGGGCAGCAATCCCGCACGGCCCAGACTGTGCGTGATATGCACTTCGCTGTTCGGGCTGATGTTCTCGGTTTTCTCTGCGTTGAAGCGAAGAATGTGCCCGGCTGGATCGAGGTCGGGCTTGATGTTGAAGCCGGTCTGCGCGACGGCGGCTCGGGATTCGTTCACGAACAGCACGGCATATTCCTGCCCGCTCTGCGTGAAGATGTCCCCGATTCGCAATCGTGTATTCGGATCGGACTGGCGCTGCACTGCTGCTATTATCTTCGGGACCAGGACTTCCACAAGTGGTTTGCCCTGAGGCACGACGATTGTCGGTTTTGTTTTCTTGATTCGCTTTGCCATAATTTTACTTTTTGATTGTTGTTTTGTTTCGATCAGAACCAAAGCGTGATGAGCACACGGCCCTCCCGGTCGTTGCGGATTTCAAGGCTGCTAGGATTCACCTGGATGCCCTCAATCGCACAACTGTCCTTGAGCAGGGCCTGGAGCTTGGTGGCCTTCTCACACAGGCGGTCAGCATTCTTTCCACGGCCACGCGCATCATATCCACGGAACGTGAGGAACTTGAATTTGCCATTGATCGGCAGAGCGACCAGTTCGACCACCAGCTTGTCACCATCGACCCATATTTCAGGGTTGCCCCCGGACTTGCGGACGCTCGCGCTCAAGTCATCAGGCAGCATCAGGCCCGCTTTCGCGAGGCCCGCTTTGATGCCGGACAGGTTGCACTGAAGGACTGCCATCTTCTCTTGCCACATCGCCACCAGCTTCGTCGCCTGGCGTATGCGCTCGGCGGCGGTTTCCTTGATTTGCTTTTCTCTGTCTGCGAGGACGTTAATGATACTCATAATAATTTTACGGTTTTGATTGTTGACGGTTTTTACTGATTTGACGGTGGGACAGTGACGAAAACGATTTTGCCATCGGCGCGGGTGACGGGGTACCTGGGGATTTCAGTCTGCAAATCATCGCGAGTAGAGCGCAATGTCTCAACTGCGTCCCGCGAGTTTGATCCTGCAAGCTGGCGAATTGCAAGAGCGGCTGTGAACAGGACGTGTTCCCGGCGGGGATACAAGCTGTTAGAATCTGCAATCTCTGCCAGTTCTTTGGCGATGCGTTGGAGTCTCTTGTTTTGGCTATTCAGTTGCTGTGTTGTCATATTGTTTTCTTTCATGCTGTGAATTTGACTGAATTCGGCCGCGAGCGCAACAAAAAAAGAAAAGATTTTTTCATTAAAGTTTCAGTAGGTTTGTTTCTTTGCAGGATTGTTCAGGCCACTGACCCGAACGAATTCCCGCGAGAGTTGCGCGGCCTTCAGGGCCCGGGCGTCTGCTTTCGTCGCTGCCGTGACCGGTCTTGATTCGATGACAACGGCCTTGCAGCCGCCCGTCATGCGCCCGATGTGCAGGCGCAAATCATTTTCAGCTTCCTCGGCAGTGTCGTACCCGAGCACTTCCACTTTCAGTTCAATAGTTTGTTTTGGCATAATCTCTGAGCCGCTCCCTTGCGGGAGGGCTCAGGGTTTGTGCCTACATGTGACAAAGGCCGCCAGTGCCTTCCCAACGCATCGAAAGCGTCCAACTAACACTGATGTGATTTTCGCTTTTGCAGCCCTCGCAAACGAGCACCAGGCCTGCATCTTTATCAAGAGCCTTAAAGACAGTGAAAAGTTTTCCAGAACAACCACCACAAGACATTTGTGGTGCGGCAACCTGTCCATCTTTAATAATTTTTTGAGTTGTCATAAGCGGGCTGCCCACTGTGCCAATCAGTGGGCAGGTTCGCTTGCGACTAATTCAAGAGCAGTGCCATGGCCCTGTCGTTTGTGTTGTTGCGCTCCATCACATTCAGGAAGCGGTTCGTGTCGGCAGGGGCGTTTGCGCTCGCCTTGTATTCGCGATGTGTCACAAACTGGGTGACGGCGTTGAACGCATCCCAGCGAGTCTGGCCCTCATTGCCAGCGCCATTCGTGAACAGGGCGGCAATCGTGTT